AGAATTTGTATCCCAATATATAGATCGCAACAAAATGTTTGAATCAGATCTTAAAGGTAAATTGGATGATTTTTATGCTGCTCGTGGTTGGGGTGCATTACCAGAAAATAATAATGCAAAAAAGTTCTTTTCATTTTAATGATTTTTGTTTGTTTATATTTATATTAAAAATTAGGAACTTGTGATGATTAAATTTAAAAATATTCTAGCTGAAAATATGCGTAGATTTGGTACTAAGAATTTGAATGAACAAACTTTGGATAGTGGAGAATTAGAAAAAATTTTATTAAAAAACTTTTTAATATTTAGATTTCCAAACAATCAAAATAAAATTGCATCCTGGATGAGCAATTATCCGCCATTTGATGATGTTTTTTACTATATGGATAAAGACCCAATTGTTTCTAATGCAGATCCAGATAAACAAATTTATAAAGAATATACCAACTGGTTACAAAAAAATGGATTTGAGCGTGGTGATGTATATGTTAATGATGGAAATGCCAATCGAGTACAACAGCAAATACTTGCTAACGGATTTAAATAAATATTAAGTGCTAGCAGAGATGTTAGCACTTTTTTACTGCACAACCGGTTGGATATTATAGATAAATTCATTATATTAAATAAAAAAGTTATATGTACGGAAAAAAGCAATGGCGAGGTCGAGAAGTAGAAGGTCGTTATAGTGATATAATGACTTATTTCGTTCGCGAATTAAGTGAAGAAGACGACATCGATGATGTATTATCAGTGTTTCCACATTTTTATTTTACAATTGAATACGTGACTAAAATGATTAATCCAACAATTGGATCTGGTAATCGAGAACGTTATATAGGTGCAATTAGAAATATATTAGATAATACATTTAATGCAGTTACAATTGAAGCAAATGCAGAAACACTAAAAAAAATTCCAATTGATTTATTTAATCGTTGTCATATTATCTATAGAATTAATGATGATGCAATGCAATATCTTAAAGAAACTGATACATTTAGTATAGATGCTGGTTGGTATCGAGTTCATCAAGTTACAAAATGCAATATGATGAAAATTACTCCAGACAATTATAAATTTGACGAAACAAACGAACTAGATGAAATATAGTGTAGTAGTAACATTTAGCATTGAAGGTTTCCATAATTGGCCCGATGCAAAAGAAATATTTCCAGAAGTTGGATTCTTATCAGATAGACACAGACATATGTTTGGATTCCGTTGTTATGCAAATGTAACGCATACCGATCGAGATGAAGAGTTTATTATGTTAAACAGAAAGATACAAAAAGGATTGCGAATTGGATTTTCTGGATCTGAGACTAATGTATTAGAATTTGGATCTATGAGTTGTGAAATGATTGGTGAATGGTTATTAGAATCATTTCCATCACTTTATAAAGTTGAAGTTTGGGAAGATTTTGAAAATGGTGCAGTAATAGAGAAATAAAAAAAGAAAGGTTAATATGAATACACAAATTATTGAAATGCGACCAGAAGGTAGTTTTTTGCATGAAGGATTTTTAGAATTTTGTCATTTTTTAAAAGAACGCAATGTAAAACGTATATTAGAAATTGGATCATATGCTGGAGAATCAATTAACATGATTAAATCTGTATTAGGTGAAGATGTTATAGTTGTAGGAATTGATCCGTGGGATGCATTGCACGATGAAAATGATTTAATTCATGAAAGTGATTTCCAACCAGTTGAAAGAAAATTCAATGAAGCTACATTAAAACATAAAAATATTGTTAAATGCAAATTGTATAGTCAAGACATTGTAGATATGTTTGCAAATGATTATTTTGATTGTTTATATGTTGATGGATTACACACAAATATTCAAGTAAAACTAGATTTGCAACTATATGTTTCTAAAGTTAAACAAGGCGGTGTTATTGCAGGTCATGATTATGAAATTGAATACACAGAAAAACAACGACAAGAAATATTGAATTTTGAAGGAAATGATCGTTTAAGAAAAGCTGTATCATCCGCAGTAAATGAGATAGTAGGAACTCCTGAGTTTACTTTTGGTGATAGCAGTTGGGCATTAATTAAATAATAAATTATGAATATATTTTATTTTGGTTTAGAACCACTTAAAGCAAGATACACATATCAATTATCTAAACATTGGATGCCTGATACATTTAAACCATATGTAGAATCAGGCAAAGCTAATTTTATTGATATTGAAGGTGATTTTGACCCAGATCAACAAATTAAAGTTGGTGCTGTATTAGATGCGGTTGGTAGAGGTAAATTTGCTATGTCACAATGTAGCAATTTCTTAGATATGCTTAACAATGATCAGGTCAAAAATGGCGATGTTATCTTTTTGCAAGACTATTGGCATCCGGGCATTGAATCTATTTTGTATGCATTGGATCTATATGGCATTGAAGTTAAAATATATGGAATGCTACATGCACAAAGTGTAGATGAATATGATTTTACTTGGCCAATGCGTAATTGGATGCGAGGATTCGAATTAGGTTTAGATAAAAGAATGTCTGGTATATTTGTAGGATCTACTATACATCGAGACCAATTAAGAGCAGCAGGTTTTGAATCTCCAATTCATGTAGTATCATTACCTTTGCATAAGCAAATGACATTAGATGTGTTGCCTAACTTTAAACACACTGATCCTAAGGAAAAAAAGGTAATCTTTTCTAGTAGATTAGATAAAGAAAAAAATCCATTCTTTATGTTATCAGTAGCAAAAAGATTTTTAGACTCTTATGAAGATTGGACATGGCATGTAACGACGTCAGGCAAATCGTTTAAATCAATGGTACCTGGAGTTATTGACGCATTATATGAATTTGCAAAACAACAGCCTAGATTTAAATTATTAGTTAACTTAACTAAAGAAGAATATTATACAGAATTAGCAACTGCAAAGATTCAATTTAACTCATCATTGCAGGATTATGTATCATGGACGGTATTAGAATCAGTTACATTTGGTTGTGATGTAGTATTTCCTAATTTTAGATCATTTCCTGAATTTGTGCCAACTTCTAGATTATATGAACCATTCCAGGCAGACAAAGCATATCTAGCTTTGCAACATGTAGTTATGTATTATGATTTAAGCAATAAGACACAAAGATATAATTGGCCGGATATTGCGGACCTGGGTCGTCAAATGGAAGCGTATATCATTATTAATGATATTAAGCAAGAAATTAATGTTTGGCACGAAAAAGAATATTGTGAATATTTACTAACAAATGAAAACAAATAAATGAGTAATAACAAAGACACGAGTCATTATAAAGATTTCTTTTATATTCCATCTTTATCTGCCGGATCAATGGTATCTGCATTTAAAAAGGATACAAAGTTTTCTGACGGTACTACAATGAGATTCTTTGCAAAAGAATATCCAGAACTATGGCGACATAACAAGTTCCTAGTAACTGCAGGACATCATTACAAAAAAATGGATTTCAGGCAACAATTGGGCCTAGATGATGAAACATTTGTATTTGGTGATTCAGGAGGATTCCAGATTGCAACAGGAGCCCTTAAATGGGATGGCACTGGAATTCTGAGAGAAAAGATCTTTCATTGGTTAGAAGCAAATTCTGATGTAGCTGCTAATTTAGATATACCACCACGAGTTAAATTTGAAAATCGATTCCAAGATGCAATGGATATTAGTTTTGATAACTTTAAATGGTTTGAACAGCATCAAAGTGGTAAGACTAAATTCTTAAATGTAATACAAGGAACATTTAATGAGGAATATAATACATGGTATCATAAATTTAAGGATTTTGACTTTCATGGTTGGTGTATTGGTGGTCCTAAGAGATTAGTTGATTTTATGTATGTAATTGCATTAATGCTTAAAGAGCGCGAGTTTGAAAAGAAACATATTCAATATGTACATTTATTAGGAATTTCTAAAATATCAGATTTTTTTATTTTATCGACAATTCAAAAGTTATTTAATGAATTAACTGATGGTAGAATACAATTAATGACGGATTCATCATCGCCAGGACAATATCCGGTATTTGGTACATATTTGCATTCGACTAATTATAAAACTCAAACTTTTACGGAATTGTATTTCCCTAAAAATGCTGAATATAGAAGAAAGACACATATTGCTAAGAATAAAGGTTCTGTTGAAATTGATAAAACTAAATTAG